GTAGGGGTTTGCCCCAAAAAAGTCGTATTTTCGGTTTGTTTTGGTGGTGCGTTTAGGGCGGCGTTGCGTGCTTGTTGTCGTTGTGCGGTCTTACGATTTACATAACTAGCCCCCCTAGATGCATTGCAACTACGGCAGGCACTAACTAAATTGCTTGAGCTATCGTCACCACCTGCGTCATGCTCGATGAGATGGTCAGCTTGAAAGGTTGAGTCCCATTCTTTGCCACACCAGTTGCAGGGTGGTTTGCCTTCCATAAGTGCTGCTCTGTTTTGTCGGTACTGCTGGGTTGTTTTTCTGTTGCCTGCCATGATTGTGATGCTACTAGCGCCCTTGCTTCGCTGCGGTTGCTTTCACTGCATGAGACAGTCTGGGGTTTGTGTTCCCCACAGTTCAGAGCAAGTAGCTCTTGGTTGCCGGACACCTTAGGGAAGTGGACACCATTCGTATTTGTGACGTTTAGACGCTGCACAGTGGCTTATACCAGCATCACTTCACTTGAGTCATCACATGAGGCTGGGCGCACTGCTCTACCCACGTTCCCGTGTGAACACCAACAGAGTGCAAACCCCTATGTGGCCATGGTTGTGATCAGTTGTAGTTCATACTGGCTGGGCTTCTCAATTCCCGACTTAGCCGAGCGAGACACACCCAGTACCAGTTTTTAGTTCTTGCGTATGCCTTGAAGGATGGCAACTCCGATGGAGATTAGCAGGGCATACCAAGCGAGGGTCAGCATCCTGACAGCCTGTGTTCAATCTCTTGTAACTGCTCGGGTCGCCAGATATATACCTCGGCGTGGCGGTTTAAGATGGCTAGCCAGTGGTCTTGTGCTACTGAGGTCTTGCCTTTAGTGGTTTTTAGCTCTGCAAATATCAAACCTTTGACTGGGTGGCATAGCACTAAGTCTGGAAAGCCTGCAGCGCCTGTGGTGATGTATCGCCCGGTGCGTGTCATGCTCGGTTGGGCGTGGTGGCAATCCCAGCCGTGGATGTAGGCCAGCCCTTTGACTTGCTGCAGAAATGACGCCTCAGAGATGCCTGTCATTTTCCGCCTAGCAGAAAGCCACACATAAACACAGCAGTAATCATGATCAGTTGCGTAAACAGGTCAAGCATTAAAAGGGTTCCTCTGGTGTGTCGTACTGTGGCGCTGGCGTCTCGTTTGCTTTAAGACTGTCAATATAGGCACTTGCTTCGCGTTTACTCATAGCCTGTAAATTGCTAGGGACAGTGCGGCCCATGGATTTACAGACGGCTCTAATCATGTTCTGTTGCTTGTCACTAGCAAGGTTGCTGAACTCTGTTATCTGTGTGTCGCCTTGCATCCTGACCACTTTGCCCATTTCCTCACGGCTCGGTCGCTTGTTAATGTCCGACCCACTCATACCAGCGTTAGCAAGTGCACGACCCACAGCGCCTGTTTCGCAGTTCTCGACATGGCTGGTGCGGTTCACGTTGCCTTGGCCGCGTATTTCCTCTGCCCAGCCTGTAGCGATGATTTCATCGTTGAGCCACAGCTCACACTTGAACACTGCAATGTCTGCTAGGTAGTGCACGAGATCAGTTATGACCCGGGCATCAGGGTGTGCTTTTAGGAAGCGGTCTAGCCTGCTGGCTACTGGTTCGTAATCGTCAAGGTTAAAGGCCACGGGCTAACTCTTTCTCTAGGCGGTCTAGTTCCGCATTGCAATAGTCCAGCGCTGCTTTTAGCACAAGCACTTCTTGTTCACGCGCATACAGCAGGTCTGCCACGTCATCGTTGTGTGTGTATTCAATCATCGTGCATATCCCAATCCTCTAGGCGCTTCCACTGAGACAAATAACTAATGCCCTTAGTGGGTGAAGTTGTTGTGAGTGATGGGTGCCTGTGGCGTTCAGCGATAGTGGGCAGTTGATGAAGTAAGCCCACTACTTCGAGCACAAGGCTGGACTCTGCAAAGCGCAGCTCTATAGCAAGGGTGTTGCTTAGGTTCATTAGTTTGGCGATTAGTTCACCTGTTGATGTTTCCATTTGTTTCCTTTGTTATTTTCCTGATGTTGCTCGCCAGTGACCTAGCCCACCATTGCGGTAAAGGTACTGAGCGACTTTGACATTACAACGCGGTGTGAGCAGTGCTTTCATTGTGTCTTGTTTCTTACAGACAGCCCGTGTCACAGTCTGCCACCCTGAGTTAATTTGTAGGAGACCTTGGTCGTAAGATTTGACTGCCTTGCATTTTCTGTAGGTGCTTGCTGGGGACAGTTTGCAATCTCGGTGGCTCATGCCGGGCTTGTAGTTCCAGCCAATCGCCTGAGGGATGCAACGCGACTCGCGCCACATGATTTTGCTCATAGCAGGCACCACCTTGGCAGGGAAATATTGCCGTAGTAGTGGTTCCCATTGAGGGCATGAATTAGCAGCTGCACTTGCGTGGGCTGGGGTGGATAGGGCGAGGATAAGCGTTAGTGCCATAAGTTTCTTAATCAACTCTCTCAACTTCTGTTGGCGGCCCCCATGAATGCCAAGATTCTGCACGTTGGCAGACTTGGGTATAAACAATCAGGCCTGTGGATAAGTCTGTAAAGACTTGCACCATGGTTTTCTTATCTTTAGACCTTAGAGCCACATAGCCCCATGTCGGTATCATGGTCGGTTCGCCATCATCTTTAGGTACAGCCAGCAGGACACCCAACCGATAACGAAACTGACTACAAATTGGGTGTCGGTCATGCCCAGCCCTTAACCATGTCAATGCCTGCCTGTGTGATTGCACACACAATGCCCTGAGAGCCGCTCATAAGCCCTCTACGGATGCCTAAATCCTCAATTAGACCTAGAGTGCGCAAATCGCTACAGCGCTTCCAATAGCCCTTAATCTCGTGGCCGTTCAGCGCGGCTCTAGCGCCTGCTTCCTCATCAGTCAGGCCGAGAGTGGCGTAAAAGTATTCCTGCAGCAGTAACGCTCGATGGGTATTCACCCGAATAGGGCTTGACTGGCGGGATGTGTCTGGGTCTGTAGCCCTGAACAGTGGTAGGTCTGTGTAAATCATGTTTCCTGACTTTCTGCTATTTGAGTAGCAATGGTTACTTTACACAATTTAGAAAAGCGGTGGTGGATATCCCAATGGAAACAAAGACACCCACCACCTAGCCCCAGCACCGCTCAAACAGTGGCTGGGAGTCCTTACGGCAGTACGGGTGGCTTATCGCCACAGACGTATTGCCAGTGCCACGCCTCAAACTCAGGGCTTTTAGGGTCTGAGCCTTGAAGGTAAAAACCATACTTAGGTGCGTTGGCACACATCCAGTCAAAACACTTGCCACCCATTGAGACAAGCGCACCGTCTTTTTCGTAGCCGACATCTATCGCTAGACCGAAGCCGTGATTTGATGTTCCGGGGACTCCGCTCGGTGATTTGCCTGGCTTGAGATACCAGAGCTTTCCTTCGTATTTGCGTGTGACTTGAGGGTTGCGCCCTAAGTCCTTGAGGCTGTAACGATCATTGAACATTTCGAGTTGTCTGTTGAATGGGCGATAGTCGCCTATGTTGCGCAGTTTGAATCCAGCAGCGAGACAGTCGGCGTACAGTTTGTTGAATGCAGCAGCTGCGCCTGTCCACATCTCTCCGCCCGTCTTGACTTTTTTCATCATTGCGGTCGTCAGGTTGCCGTTGCCTACTTTTGCAACTTCGGCAGGTAGAACCATTTTCTTGTATGGGTAGACCTTTGTCATACTGGGGGGTCTTTTGGTTTGTCTTTGAGACCGTTACCAGCAAGAAGTCCGATAAGTCCACCGGCAAGAGTCATGAGCATTGGGGAAAGAATTGCCCAGGCTTCAGAGTCGTTTGGGGCTTGCTCGGTTGGCTGTACTACAAAGAGCAATCCGTAGAGCAGTGCCACGATTGAGAATAGGAATGCGCTCGATAGGCATACGCCTACTACGAGGATCAGTCGTGCTTTGATTTCTTCGTTGCTGAGTCTGTTTTCTAGTTTCATGCGCATTTGCTTTCTATGAATGATTTGTTTGCGGTGTCGGTGGTTTCACAGTTGTGACGTACACGGTCGGAGCAGGCTGTCAGAGTAGTCAAAAAGACCAATAGAACTAGGCTTTTTCGCATTATGCAGTCCTGTAGCCGTAAACGTAAATTGTTCCGCCTGTCATTGTTCCTGTTTGTGGCGTAATCGTAAAAGCAGTTGACGATGTTGTGGCACTGTCTCGACCTGCAAACGCGCCTTGTCCGTTGTTGCTTGTTGTACGCGCAGAGAAACTTGTGATAGCAGACGCAAACGGGTTGAAGATGTCCATGTTGAGGCTTGTTGTTGTGATTGTGTGTGTGCCAATAAGCCAAAAAGAGCCTGCGGTACCGCCAAAGTCAGATTGAATTGTGGCTGATGCGTAGTCTTGGAAGTTGCCTGACGAGCCATATGTTGAACCTGTCGAACCGCCAATGGTCATCTTCAAAATACCTGACGCTGAACACGCCCCGCCGTACCACAGAATTTGGTAGTTGTCGTATGTCGCGCTAAATGCTGATGACACAGTAACGCTCGCTACTGCTGAGCCGACTGCTTGAGATTTGACATACACGAGGCCGCTGTTGATGTTGTTATTAACGTAGGCCGAGGTCAAGATTTGTCCGGCTGTTGTTGCTGTGCTAATTGCCATGTTGTGTCTCCTTTAGAAACTTAGAAGGTTTGTGTCAAGAGTACCGAAAATGGCATCATCAAGGGTGAAATAGGCGTTTCCGTCTGTGGACTCGTAAACAAATGACACGATATGACTGCCGGGAGTTATGTTATGGGCAATGCCAGAAACAATTAGGGTTTGTGTTTCGGTGGCTGGGGTGCCTACTACAAAGTTTTTGACCACACTGGCAATACTGGTCATGTCAAGGTTCAGCACAATGTTTTGATCAGTGGTTGATAGAGCTGACATTTCGGTAGATAGCCCTGTAAACCTCAGCACTGGGTTCTGATACTTGCCGAGCAAATAATTACCCAAGCCAGCCACCTCAGCCACAGTGCTGTTAAGCAAGTTAGTTAGCGAATACTGTTGGGCTTGATAGAGCGCAATGCTGGCCGCGTTGCTAGTTGTCTGTAATGGGCCTGCGTCTGATTTTGTTGTTATAAAATTATAAAGTAGCTCGTCACCAAACTGATTGACGAGACTCTGGTACCTGATACCTGTTCCGTCAGTGTTAAAAGTAGCGCCAGCAACAGGGTTAAGAACACTAGACCTGCCCTTGAAAGTCAGGGTGCCGTTAGCGCTCATGAAAAGATAGCCCTGCTCACTGGTGTTTACAAGCTGCAAATAGTTGAGACAGTTTGTGTCTTGGCTGATAGCAAAAGCGCCAAGCGTGGATGAGCCAGTGTCAATAGATCGAGCGCCTTGATAGTTAATCTCTGGCAAGTCCAGCACAGTGTTAATACGTGCACCGCTTGCTTCAACTGATGGCGTTACAGCGTTAATTGCTTGGTTAGCGAGCACTGTGAACTGATCAGAACATGACGCGTACATCATGTCTTGGTTACTGATGTCGTAGTCAAGGTTCCAGTCAGTAATTAACCCTGTGTAAATAGGTATGCCATTAGCCAAGATTTGTACCGGGCATCGTGGCAGTACAAACGGGTAGTAAGGGCTAGCAGTGTTGCTTGGGTTTAGCACTTGGCTGGCGTTGTCAAAAGCAATGACAGCGGTGCCAGCATTGAATTGGTCTAACTGGCGTGAACGGCCACGGGTAATGTTTACTGACTCAACAAGGCTAGTGAGATCAACAAAAGTAAGACCACCTAAAGTGCCACGGCCTGCTGTATCTAGAACACCATAAAAAGCATCGTCAAGCTGAAACGGTGTACCAAAGCCAGTGGTGCTCTGAAAGCCCACCAGCACCTGCATTACTG